TGCACCACGATATTCAGAAGTCAACATACCGCAAAGAGTATCGATGATGTTATACCATCCATCGCCACAATCAAATCCCCAACACATGGCTGTGTTCTGCATGTTCTCATGACGATCTCGAAAGACCAGAGGATACCTAGCACAGAGTGCTTCGTCTAATTCTTTTCTCATGACCAAGTCCTATGATTTTCTGCCACATGTTCAAGTCCATCGTATTCACTGATATGCCATTCAACATCATCTGGAATATCCAAGATTGCTAGTTCTGATGCCCAGCCCCATGAATCTTTACCCAATTCTTCAATCACTGCAATCAAATCTGGATCATTGCGTTGTTCATAGAACTCATACTCACTTAGGTATGTCGCATCAGATTGTGGACTACCAGCTTTGTAATAGTCTGAGTCATTTCCACGAATTGGATATTTTGCTGGAACTTTATCGAATGCAATACCCTTGCGTTCAAGTAATTTCTCAAATGCTAAATTTGAGATACCGAACCCACCAAAACATCTATTAATTACTACTTTCATTTTATTACCTTTGAGTTATCTGCAACATCTTTATCATCACGCAGTTCAATGAACACTGGAAGGAATAAAGATTCTTCTCCAGTTTTGTTCTTGATTCTAGCATTATACTTCACTGCCACGATTTTGTCAACTAAATTTTCTTTCCAATATTGCTTTCGTTGTGCATCATTGAAACCAGATCCTACATTTACCTTTACAATTCCATCTGCGGATTCACAGATAATTGCACCAAGCATCCCTACTGCTTTACCCTTACCTTCTTCGACTGCAACAATTTTAAGATCGCATTCCAATTCACCTTTGAATTTAATCTGAGTCTTGCTTCGTTTGTCTTCCCATTCACCACTACCATCTTTAAGGATGATACCTTCGTAACCATCTGCAAGATAACCTTGGAAGATCTCTTGTGCTTCATCTAGTGTTTGCACAATGGTAGATGTCACAGTCCAAATCTTTTTATCTAAAGACTTTTGTTTGTTTACAATCTGTTCTAAAGTTGAAAATCGTTTTGCGTATGGAGTCTGGCAGTAACCATCAATAAACTGAACATATGGAATCAAATCCCAAACAGTTGCATGAACCATTGCTGCTTCTTCTGCAGAAATTGTTCCCTTGTTTGCTTTGTTAAGGATACCATTACCAGTCTGACGATCTGCAAACTGATGTTCATCTTCAAGCATTACAAGAAGTTCACCATCAAAAACACAATCAATAGAACCAGCAAGAGAAATAAACTCCTGCTCCAAATTGCCAAGTAATAAAATTTCTTTGCCATTCCTGCTCCTAAATTCGCACTTACCATCACGCACAATTGCGTTGAATCGCATACCATCCATCTTCATTTGAGCATATGCTGGGAATTTAATCTTGTCAACCAACTTCTGTTCGAATGGACTACATAACATACATGGGTATTCAGGAATCAAACCAGACCAAACTTTGTTGGCAGTCGATACATCAACACCACACTTCAAATCTTTCTGGATGATTCTCTCCAATACCTTAGCATCATCAGCTGACAAGGATGAAAGAAGCATGCGGAGATATTCAATTGCTGCATTACCAGTGACGACTCTTTCTTTCAAATCATACAATGCGTGCATGGCTTGAGTGAGACTTGTTTGATGATTGTCTGTGATGTACTCAGGAATCTTTCGTTGATAGAATTGAGTAAATGGATCCAGTGCTAGCCGAATTACCTCACGCAGAGTTTCGTTATCGCTCTGTGCGTTTAGTTGCTCGATCTTGAAATTGCGTGAGGCATTTTCAGCAAGACTGTTAAGAAATTCATTTATGTTCATTCATCACTCCATCAATATGTTTACACTTACCATGATATTTAAAACCGATGCAACTACAGTACCATCCATTATCTGACTTCTCTACAGTATAGACATGATCTTTTGTACCCTTGACATGCCAGATCTGATGCGTTGGCTCTTGTCCTTTGAAGTACATGTCACGCTTCATCACTTTGAATTTACGATAGCGACTGTCGATGCGAATCGGATTTTTGAACATCATGAAGTCTTTGGGATTATTTCTTTTGAAGTAACCAAAGATTTTATCCATTGATTCAGTCATGATGTAGGTATGATTGCACGCAGTACCCTCTTCCCACTGAGTAATTTCTCTAGCGAGGATCATGCCACTTCCATTTCTTTGAAGTAACCATAGGGCAAACCTTGCGTGAAGCAGAAGTATTCATAGTCACCATTCGCACCCTCAGCATCCATCAACCAAGCAATGACACGCTGACGATTAGTGCCAGTGTGCATAAGATTGAGAACACGATCTTCGAAAGCAACAATGGCTTCGGCTTCTGCTTTCTTGCGAGCAATTTCTTCCTGCTCGATGACACGACCGAGTACTGCGAACTCGGATTCAAACTGCTCCAAAGACCAGTCGGTTGTATCGATGCCACGAGGACGAACACCATAAGCATCCTTATACATATCCCAATAGATACATTGTGCTTGCTCAATCGGTGACATTTCTTCCCATGACATCATATTAAAATTCTCCATTCAATAAAACAATTATACTACAAATTTGATTATAAGTCAACACTTAGATGCAACTCTTGCGAGGGAATCCAGTTGCAAAGCCAGAAGTCCCAGTGGAACCAGATCTTGTAACTTTACCAGACATCAGTTGTTTTGGTGCTTTGCGTGGTTTTACAACTTCAATACTTCCACCCTTTTTCAAAAACAACTTCAATTGTTTTTCGGTTTCAGCACGGATCTCAGATTTTGATTTATAGAACATAATATATTTTCCTCTCAGTTTAAAATTAAGGGCAACCAGATTCTTCCCATTGGATTCGCTCTTCCATCATTTCTGACATGATGAACTTTGCAATATTGATGTTTTTGCGAGCCTGATCCATTGCTTGGTCATGACCGAAAGTCATCAATTCTTGCGCATCAGAAAGAACACCCATGGCAACCATTTCTAAACCAGACAAACGAGCACTGGCAGATTTCATGTATTGTTCACGAATTTGTTCTTGGGATATACCGTAACATTTGCTTTCAAATTCAGTCATTTTTCAGTTCCTTTTCAACTTTCTAAGACTATATTATACAGCAGTTTGCAATTAAAGACAACAACTAAATTTAATAACCTTACGAGTCTGAGGGGATTACTAGCCCTGTAGATTCGGGCTTCTAGAATGTGAAAAACCCTCTACGAGAGAGGGTTTGGAGGGAGGTTTAGCCCTGTGGACTAGGGCATCTGGAGTCCAGCTAGAGCGGATGCTGGAGCCACTTGGATTCCCGAACCGAATAATCGGTTATATTCGTTGACCATATTCGTGGACGGAGTACCTTCAGATGCAATACATTGACTGAATAATTTCACTTTACCGTCTACATAAGGCATATATGGCATTAATGCCAATTGAACACCTTCTTTTGTTTGTTGCATAAGAATGGTTGATGGTGATTCTAAAGTATATCCACCACCAGTAACTTCTACTTTACCAATCAGTTCTTCACCACTAATCAATTTAAATACTTTAATCTCTGTCATTTCAATCCTCTATAACAAGTTGTTCAATAAAATCTGCTGCAATGTTTTGGTCAGTAAAGAAATGAACAATTGTTCTCTCATACTCATAACAATGCTGTGCAACTACCATTATCTGTTTGTTTTTATAAACAGATATTTTTAATACCCAATCGCCACGACGAACTGTGACGAATGATATCATGTTGGGAGATAGTTTGGCTTTCATACAAGTATTTAGGGAGAGCCGAAACTCTCCCTACTTGTACGATTACTTGGTTGGTTTAGGTTGTTTACCGTTTACCCAATCCCAATCATCATCTGTCATTGGGATCCAGTTATTCATTTTACTTTACCTGCTTTGTAAGTTCTGAATGCGTGGATACCATCACCCAAACCAAGAATAAAATTCTTACAGTGTTTCAGCAGCTTTGTCATATGCGTCCTCTTGTAAAAATTCTTTCTTGCCACGAGTTTTGACTGGAACTTTCTTTGGCTTTTGTTCTTCTGGAACTAAACGCTCCAAAGCGATCTTAAGCATACCATTGAATAGTTCTGCATTCTTTACTTCGATGTGATCATCGATAGCAAAGGCACGAGTAAAGGCACGAGTAGCGATACCTTTGAACAAGAAGTTATCTTCCAGTGCATCAGTAGCTGAATCAACATTACCCTTAACGATTAATTTACCGCCATCGATAGTAATATCAATCTCAGATTCACCAAAACCAGCAACAGCTAATTCAATGGTGTAATGATTCTCATCATTCTTGCGAATGTTGTATGGTGGATAGTTGGGAATGTTTTTAGTGAGATCAGCGTGCAACGATTGTAACTGTTTTGCTGATTCGTCAAAGCCGACAAAGAATTTGTCGAAGTCCTTAAATCCTGGACCAAATAATGCAAGTTGTGGTAATGAATTACCCATAGTAGTTCTCCTATTAAGCGAGTTAAAAATAAAAATTGATATCCCGAAGGCATATCAGGTGCTGGTTACAACTCCAGCGACATCGTGCGTCATGTCTGCTTTAAAACGATTCGTAACTTAGTGGTCCTAAGGTGAATTCTTATTACTTATTCATTACATACATTGTAACTTCAAAGCCAAATCTCATTTCTGTTGCTGATGGTTTTGTCCACATAATCTTCTCCTAATTGTTTGTCCATTATTGGACTTATTACTTAGGACTAAGAGACTAAAAACCAGCTAAAGAAAATCATTAGTTTTATCTAATGATACTTATGCTTTTTCAGCAGGTAGTTCAGCTGCAGTATTTGCTGCTTCTGCTTCCATGGCTGCAACCTGTGGTTCGCCTTGCTGTTTAATTTTGTTAATGACTGTAATAACTTCCTCAAATGGGTGCTTACCCAATGTACGAAGAATCATATTGCATTCGTCAATCGTTAATTCAAGTTTAATCATTTTGATTTTTTTCCTATGTTGTATTTGGGAACAAGTTCCCATTCATTTTTCTCTTTATAAGAGACTACCTTAATTTGAGACAAAGATGCCTTATTGTCTGCTTGCGTACTATTTAGTATCTTTAATAGATCCCAATCTTGAAGCAGTCCAGCAATTGCGTTCCTTCTCTCAATATCGCCACTCGTGATGTTAGATTCTTTACCATCAAGAGCGAACAATTCTTTGAAGTGTACAATAAAGTATCTACCCTGCTTATGTAAGATATGGCAGGATTGATACAACTTGTTTTCTTTTCTTGAAGCGATCCCGATGCGGGTGAGTGTTTCACGAACCTTCAAAAAGTTGTCTGGTTCAGGTAGTGTCACCTCAAGCATGGACTCAGCTGTCCAGTCGTAATAAATCAATTCGACAGTCATTATTTTCCACCTTTTATAGTTAATATTTTCATAGTAATTAACTATTTATAATCTTATATTTTTCAATATAGTTATATCCAAAATTCTTTTCGAAATCTCTCCAAGAAATGCTATTAAATAGACCATAATTTATTTTATGTGCAAAGAATGCATTTGGTTCATTTGCTATAAAATTCATATAGTTTTTAAAATTTTTATCTACAGATAGTCTATGTGAAGTTTTCTCTTTTGTGATTGTCCAAAAATCAGAATCATATGTAGAACCACCATGATAAATGTAAGAAATAAATGTCTCTAGATCATTTGCAGTTTCGTATAATGTTGCGTTGATATCATCATGTGGTCGATTAAATTTAAGATGTTCCATAAACATCTGCATAACCAAATTATAATATGTTCCTGACATCGCTTCCAATGGCTCGAAGAAAAGAGCACGATTACCATTCTTAATAACTCTACCAACAAAAGTATTTTTTGTGTAGTAAGATTTAAACTTAAACTCTCTCAAATTTAAATCTTCAACTTTTACATTGAATCTTTCTGCAATATCTGACATCGCATCTTCTTTGGAAGTTATAGTATCATTATATAGATATCCCCACCCCTGTCTTGTTTTAAGTGGAATTCCAAACATCCAACCATTTCTATGCGCCACATGATATGTCCATTCCCAAGTTCCCTGTTCAGGAATCATATGAACCAAACAATGATTAACAGGAATACTATCTGCCATTGTATACTCTGAATAATCTGTTGGATATCCACGGCAATCTACAACATAATCAAAAGTTAATTTTTTATCATCGATAGTAACAACAGCAGAAGAGTCAGTTGATACTATGTCTGTTACATTACCTTGAATCTCTTTAAACTTATTTCCCCAAAGTTCATAAAATCTTTTGAAAGAAAAATCTTTAATTTTAAAGTTATTAAAATGCATACCACGAGCAGGTGGTTGAATGTGACTGAGGATATCATGTTGTCTCCAGCCTGTATATTTTACGCCATGTTTAATTGTGGCATCAAGTTCATCGCCATCCTGCAACAAAGTGAATCGTGTTCCTTCAAACATAGTCTGGGGAATAGCAATAGTTGTACTTTCACCAATACCAAGGATAGGTGTGTTTGGGTCATAAACAGAATAGATTTCAAACTCTTCTGGGCAGTTAGCCAACAAATGTGCAAGACTGACGACACCTGCAGTTCCGATTCCAACAACAGCTATCTTCATTTTCCACCCTTATATAATTTATCTTTTATATCTATCAACTGATCTTCAGTCAATATACTTAAAGCGTCTATTGCTTTAGAATCAGAATACCCAAAATATTCTTTCACTAAACGAAGTGACTCTGTTTCAGCATCTTTTTTATGCCATTTAGAAAATCTTTTTTTCTTACTAACTGAGTTTAGTAAGAAAGAAAACTGCCAGTCCACTGGAATAGATGAGTTGCGATTCATCTCATTCGCATATAAGACTGTATCAGGAAAATAACCCAACCCCCTGTTAATAATAAAAGGAACATAGTCCTTCTTGGCCATCGGGTCTTCTGCTAAGAGATCTTTCTTTGTGAAATTGATTGCATTAATAAAGTCAAAGGGTGTCATGATATGAAACCAACTTCTTTAAGTACAGACTCATGACATGCAAATCGTTTTCCAGGAAATCTTTCTACAAGAATTTTTTCTACATCTTCTTTGGAAGATCCCTGTGCCATGAATTGTTTGGTATCTTTATCGTAAACAAATAACATATCATTATGTTTTTCGATAATAATATGGATTTGTTCTTCCTCTTCAGCTTCATCAATATTTGCAAAGAATTTATCAATCTGATGTTTGGCATGTTTCTCTCTAGCGTTCCAGCCAGATACTGCACCCATGATCCATACAACGAATGTAAATACTACTAGTAAAATGATTTCCATATTAGCCTCATTTGAATTTACACTGAGCCATAATCTCAGTGAGTGCTGCCATTATATTTAGTTCATGGTCAGCTACAAATGCTGCTTTATATTGATAGTCTGCAAGAATTAGAACCAACTGTGGAACACTGTTTGGTTCAATTGTAGTTGCAGCACTATCATATAATTCACGGAACAATGATGTGGTATCTGAGTCAGAGTTCTTAGAAACCCACTTACGGACTTCGGTGAAGTCTTTTTCTTTAAGTAGTTTAATCAAACCCTTAAATGATTCCTCAGACATATTGACGAGGATACCAGAATCAATTTTACCAGACACAGAGTATCGTTGGAGTTCATTTAGAATCCTACGGTAATCTGGAAAGTGTTTAGTGATTAGTTCGGCAACTACCTTAGGATCAAACTCAATTTGCTCTTGTTTGAGGATTGATACTGCTCGCTTGAAGAAGGTTGCAGCGATCTCCTGCTTGTCTTTGGAATCAATCTTAAACTCAACCACAGAACAACGACTATGGATAGGTTCAATGATACGATTCTTAAAGTTACAGGTAAGGATGAATCGACAGTTGTTGGCAAACTCTTCAATGAATCCACGAAGTGCTGGCTGAGTTGAATTAGCATTAAGGTAATCCGCTTCATCGAGGATGACAACTTTCTTGGCATCAGTCAATGATATAGTGGAAGCGAATCCCTTAATCTTAGTGCGCAGAGTATCAATACCCGATTCTTCGGATCCGTTGATCATCATAAACTCTGCACCAATTTCATTACATAGTGCTTTAGCAATTGTAGTTTTACCTACACCTGCTGAACCAGTGAACAAGAAATTAGGTAGTTCACCTTGTTCAACATACTGACGGAAAGTATCTTTCAATGCCTGTGGCAAAACACAATCATCAATCTTCTGTGGACGATACTTTTCTACCCACAAAAACATGTCATCACGACTATCAATCATATATCACTCCAAACATAATAAAGGAACAAGAGGAGATTATACTCCTCTTTGTCTTAGAACTCAAATGTAGAATCTGCTTCTACTGCGACATAGTAAACTAAGTCGGTGTTTGGTGCTTTGAAACGAGAAATCTTCTTGCTTGAGATTGATACTTGGTAATCACCTGGAAGCATCTTTAGGTTTTCTACTTTCAAGTTTACTTTGAATGTCTTATCAGTGTCACCGATTGATTCACTGTAAGAGTTACCAGTGGCATTCTTCTTGTCTCCAACAACAGCAGTAACTTTGCTACCATCACCAACGATTGATACATCTGCTGCACGGAGGACTGAAGAAGTTTTCTTAATCATATCCAACATCGCTGAAGACATGTTAAAGTTAATCTCTGCATCAGGGAAGGTAATTGCTTTCTGTGGTGCTACCAACACAGATGGGTCTGCAGCAAAGAACTTGATGTTCATGTTACCTTGTTTGATAGAAACATACTTGTCTTGGAATTCCAACTCAGGATCCTCGAACAAAGACATAGCACCAAGAAACTCATTTAAGTCATAGATGGCAAAGTCAGGGAATGACTCAGTGGTTGTTGCGTCAGCCATCACATTCTTTTGTGCACTGATAGTTGCTAGTTTGTTCCCACTCTTAAGTAGAAGATTGCTGTTGATGCCAGCAAAGTTCTTGATTAGGTTTACGGTTTCTTTAGATAGTTTCATAGGGTTTCCTTTTCAAATTGTACATTACTATGTATAAAACATTATACTTCAAAACGATCTACTTGTCAAGTTTATTTTTCTCGACAGAATAGTATACATCATGTTCATACAAGAACATCAAGCAACACATTGCGTGTGCCAAGTGATTCTTGCCAGTTTCGGGATCGTTTTGCTCTCCTTCTTTCCATGCCCAAAGATGTCTTTGCATTGCGTCAAAGTATCTTCGTTTTGAGTCAGGAACATTCTTCCAATTATCTGGTTCGTATTTTTCCGCACCAAATGTTAGAATTTCTACAGTCGCTTTTAATGCGAGTGGTGGAAGTAAACCATATTGTAGTTTACCTCCATCAAATTTTCTACCACCTGTCGTGGCATTCTGGGACTTCTTGATATCTTCTTTGGTTGCCATATTTTATCTCCAAATGAATGCACAAATGAGCACTCCGAAGAATGCCCATTTATAACTCACTTAATTAAACTGTACGAGTAAATACAGATGAACCAGCATAGCGGTTTGCAATAGCAACCATCGCACGAGTTGGGCGACCAATGCGGTACTTAACAACTTCAGTACCATTCACAACTGCTGGGTTAGAGTAAACACAGTAACCTTGTTCACGCAAGTTGCGGATTGTGCTTGCTGGGTGAGCAATACCGAAAGAGGACTTGATCTGCTTAGCAGTAAAAGTCTTACCCTTGTTCAAATGCGTCAATAGCAATTCTTGTTTAGACATAATATCTCCATAATTAACAACCATCAAATGAAAAAAATCATCTGGGGCGATGGCAGTACCCCAGATGACAGGTAAACTCTAATTAAACTGTGATGCCATTCTCACGGAGGATCGCATTGAAGTCTTCGGTGTCGTCATCGAAGTCAACGGATTCATCAACAATCTTTTGAAGACGAGACATTTCCATCTTATCTTCTTTCGCAACTGCAGTAGTTGCAGGTGCTTTGACTTTAACAGTCTTGGCTTTAGCCAGTTTCGCAACTTTGGCTTTAGCCTTTGCTACTTTTGGAGTATTCTTCTCAGCCAATTCTTTGGCATACGCAGACAACTCGGCATCAGTAGGAATCGGCAACTGGTATACACCACGCTCGATTTTGTTCTTGTTGAACAACCAGTTAGGGTAACCAATCTTTTCACCCTTCGCACCAGTACGCTGGTCACGAATTGTGTAATAGATTGCAGCACATTCCTTCAGAGTAATCTGAGGATCTTTCTTGTACTGTTTATTGGACTCGATTACAGCCACAACAAAACGCTTTTGAGACAATGACAAGTTTGCAAATTTCAACATAATATATTTTTCCTTAAAAAGTTTCACAAAAATCTAACACTCGAACAACTATTATACTACAATTCCCAATTAAAGGCAAGTTCTTTTTGTAATAACCCTACAAAGTTGCAGGGATTAGAATGGAACCTCGTCCTCTACCTTTGGAGTCTCTACAGATGTAACGACTGGCTCAGGCTGAGGGTTTGCAACTTTATCGAACAAGTCAATAAATGCAGACTTTGTTGCAGCATCAAAACGATTGCAACACAACTCGACTGCTTTCTGCTGATTCTTGAAAATCGCAAAGGCACGAACAATGTGGATCATACGACGAGTCGTAATTGTTTCATCCACACCACCATCCTCGAAAGTACGACGAATTGCTTCAGCCCACTTCACGAGTGTCTCTGCAAACTCGGCATCTAAACAGCCATAAGTTTCCATGAGATTCTTAATAATCTTAACTTCGATTTTAGCATTTGGATATTCCTGTTCGAATGTAACAGCGAATCGCTCCAAGAATGCTTCGTTCAAAACATTGGTACCAATATAACGACCATCGTCTGAACCCTTACCCTTAGTATTGGCAGTGGCAAAGATGTTGAATCCTTCTGCTGGAACAATCATTTCGTTCTTGAGTTTGAAGTAGTATGGTTTACCCTCAAGAATTGGTTGTAAGCAAAGCAGAGTGTTTGCTGAACCTGCATCAATTTCGTCTAGCAACAAAGCAGTACCACTGCGCATTGCAATCAAAACTGGACCCTCAACAATTTCCACATTACCATCTTCCAAAGTCTTGGAACCGATAAGTTGTTCTTCGTCAGTCATCATGTTAAGGTTAACACGAATGAGTGGTCGTTTGTGCTTGGCACAAATCTGTTCGACCATCGTAGACTTGCCATTCCCAGTTGGACCAGAAATATATGCAGGATAAAAGATTCCAGACTTGATAATGTTTTCCAAATCAGCGTAGTTGCCGAATGGAACAAAGTTAGGATCTTTCTTTGGGATTAGTGCTGAGATATCAGAGTAGTCCACCTTAAAGGATTCTTGTTTCACAGGTTGTGCTTTCAGTGCAGTGTTTCCAACAACAGGGGTTGCACCACCTTCAATAGCGTACAAACCACGACCAACTTTATTCTTCATAAGCCACAGTGGGAATTTTTGTGTTCCCATCGCAGACATTACATCCATAAGTTCTGGTCTGCTAACCTGTCCTGTTGCAACTACATCAGGATACATCTGCATTAGTTTAGACTCAAACTCATCACGAAATTCCATATTAACTTTTGCCATCACATTCTCCATAATAAAAACTACACTTTCACAAATTCATAACGACTATTATACTGTAATTAACAATAAAAGTCAACACTTATTTTTCCCTGTAGATACAAGGGTCTTAGGCTACCAATCCAACGAATCGGTTGAGTAGGACTCGGGAAGTCTTCTTTACATTAAGGAATTTACCGAAATTCTTTGCAATCGCTTTTGCATTTGCATCGGCTTTTACATCCATTTCACCCTCTTGAATCTTAGTTGAAGATTGTGGAATCAAGAACAACTCATCACGACCAGTGTTCTTCACTGATGCAAAACCATTTGCTCTGAATTCTTTCTTCCATGTTTCAACTAATGCATACATATCACCACGATAGTCAGGTAGATTTGACTGTGCAACACCACGCAAATCACGACCACGATTCTGACAGATATGGAATCCAACCATCGTAACATTGTAACGATCTTTAATCATTCGAAGAATCATCTCAGTTTGATTACCAGACAGGCGACCAATTTCATAAGTCTTTTGTGTAACTTCATCTTTAATAAAGTTTTTGATTTTGATTCGTTTGTAAACACCATCAACAATTTCAGTACGAGTATCATCGAAACGACCAGATGAATAGGTGTTCAATGAACCACCCTCACCATCAGTAAGAGTGATGAAAGTTGTTTTCTCGATATTGTTGTTCTTGATAAATGTACCCAAAGTTTTGTAGCAATATACCAATGCTTCGTTCAGTGGAGTACCACCAGTGTTATAACCTTCATTCCAGTGGAAACGATAGTCAAGAATACGACGAGCCATTGAATTGAATTCGCTGGTGGTCATTTTGCTGTTAAAGAATTCTAACAAATGAAACCTATCGGCACAATCGATCAGATTGTTTGGCTCTCGTCTTGCAGATCTCCAAGCATGATATGCTTCACGCTCTGCGTTTGTTTCAGTTACTCTGTCGTTGTAGTCAGTAGTGAATGCAAAGACACGATATGGAATCTGGACACGATTACAGAACATAGCCAGATTGATAACCTGTTTCATGGTATCTTTTAATACTTCGTTCATCGAACCAGACCAGTCAACAAGAAGAACCATACCATGATTCTTACCTTGTGGCAGAGAAGTTACACGCTTGAACAAATCGTCTTGTAACTTATATGCATAGACTTTCTTCATGTCCAATGAACCAATTTTTGATACTGTTGCACGCTTGTGTAGTTGAGCAGACTTCTTCATCTCGAATTCTTTCACGAGATAATTAACAGTACGAATTGATTCGGTTTTAAATTGGACAAAATCTGAATCTTCTGCTGCATGAAAAGCAGTTCGCTGTTCCTCACTCATATTGCGAGTACGATAGTCAATTAACTCAGGACTATCAACTGCCCATTTCTCAGGTGATTTAGTTTCATTAAGAATTTGTTTGTAACCGATGACTGGATCTTTATAGTAATCTGTATCAAATTTCCAATATTTGTATTCAGTGGAATCATCAGCAAGGTCTTCCAATTTGTTTTGAAATGCTCTTTCTGTTTTTGATTCTAGGTCATCACCCTCTTCTGACTTGTCGTCATTCTGGAGAGCAGATGATTTATTTTTCTTGGCTGGTTTCAGATCTTCATCATCACCATCTTGTTCTTCAAAGTCATCATCGCCATCGATGTCAAAGTCACCATAAATTGGATCTTCATCATCGTCACCATCTTCGTCTTCTTCTTGCTCTTGGAATTTGGCATTCTGTTTACGCTCTTCGGCTTGCTGTTTAGAATATGCATAGATGTCGTTTGCCAATGCAATAATTTCATCTACAGTTTCTGTTCGTTCTGCACGATTCACAAATACCTTTTCATCAGGTGTGAATGTTACACCACACTGGAATCCTGCTTTAAAGTAGAGATTGATTTTGTCAATGAGTAATAGTTCGTCAAAGTTTTGAACTTGTTTCGTGCCAAAGAAGTCACGATCATTGAGTTGTTTGTATCCTTCGTTCATGCGTTTGCGCAATCCTGGATACTTGCGTTTGATAAGTTTCTCGATACGAACATCTTCTAGGACATTCATGTATGAGTGTAACTTAGGGGTTTCTTTTAGTGGTTCAAGATAGTCATCATTGGTATAAAGGGCATGACCCACTTCGTGACCAACCAACATATCTTCAATTTCGGGAGTCATATCTTTCCACATCGGCAGAGTCAGGATACGACTCTTGATGTCAAAAGATGCAGTGCGAGTTCTGGCACGAATCACTGAAAGGTTTTCAGTTGCCAGCAGTCTTGCGGAGAGATCAGTTGCTTTCATTTCCATAATATTTATTCTCCAAACGCTAATTCAAATTCAAACTCAGTCAACAATGATTCAATCTGAGCACGATTAGCCAACTTTACAGGAAGAATACCTTCAAATACGCATTCTTCTTCGATGCCATAACCATGACACAAACATGCCAATTCAAAATCATCAAAACCAGCCCATTGATTTTCCATAGTTTTCTCCATAATATAACGACTATTATACATCAGTCGGCAATTAAAGACAACACTTATTTTTACCCCGAATCTACAGGGGTTGGAGGGAGGTGGTTACTTACTTAGTTGCAATAACTGAAAAATCGTTGCGTTTTTCGAATTTAATGACGGATCTGAACTTATCAAACAACTGATCACCCTTGTGGGAAATAACAAAGATGTTTGTATTGTCTCCAAACTGATTCATCAGATTCAAGAAGTAATCTGTTCCTGCAGTGTCCAATGATGAGTCGAAGATCTCATCGAGTAGAAGTAAATTTGTATTGACAGAGTTCTTCATTTTTGCAATCTGTCTCCATGTGAATAGAATTGCCAAGTCAATACGCATCTTCTCGCCTTCAGAAAAAGAAGCATATGTAAAGTCATCTCTGAATCTAGACTTAACTGATTCATTGAATGCTTCATCCAACTCAAAGTGAATATAAGCATCCATTGCTTGGAGATACTTGTTGATCAACTTGTTCATGATTGGAAGATACTCACGAATGATTGCTGTCTTGATACCAGTGTCCTTTAGTAGGATATTGGCAACTTCTTCAAGATTGCGTTGCTCTTGTAGAGTTGTCTTGGTATGAATTTTAGTAATCGCTTCAGTGGCAAGTTCTTTTAACTTTACCTTCTCCTCATCGATGTTAGTTGTGTCAGATTTAACCCTTTGGGTCTCAGCTTCAAGTTCTTTGATTTGTTTATTGAGTAGGGTGATCGTACTGTTTCTTGTAGATAACTCAATGTTCTTGTCGGTGATTTTTTCAACCACTTCGTTAATTTTTGAGAGTTTCGTATTAAGGTTAGTGAGTATGGTTTCGAGTTCACCAATTTTTGTGTTGTTGTCCAACATTTTCGCATTAAGATCTTTGATAATACCTTCTTTATATTCCTCTGCGATATCTTGGCTACACGATGGACAAACATCATGTTCGTTAAAAAACTCTGTGTTGTGCTCGCAAGTTTCGATTTTTTGGAGTAACTTACTTCTGATTGACTTTGCTTTGTCAATGTCTTCAGCAACAGTTTCCTTGTCATTGATGCTTGCTTTAAGAGTATCGATCTCCGAAATGATAAGTTGTATCTCGCCCTCTGCATGTAAAATCTCAGTAGAGTTTGCAGAAATCTTTGCTCCGATACTTTCGATGGCACTCGTCTTCGCTTCAGTAATAGTTTTGATGAGTTGCGTTTGTGAGTCAACCTTTGTCTTAGCAGTGGAGATTTCGTTCTCGATTGCGGTAATAGCATCTTTAGTTTCCTGTACCTTTTCTTTTAACAGCTGATTCATTGTAGAGAAAATACGAATGTCAAGAATGTCTTCAATAACTTCTCTTCGTTGGGTTGTTGGCAACTGCATGAATGGAACAAACGATGCAGAACCAAGGATAACAACTTGTGTGAATGTCTTGTAGTTTAATTTAAGAATCTGTTGCTCAAGAATTTTTTGATAGTCTCTTGACGCAGCATCTTGGTTAATCATCTCACCATCTAACCAAATCTCAAATACATTCGGTTTGATGCCACGAATGATTTTGTACTCTTTACCATTGATATCAAATTCAACTTCAACAGAGCAACCCTTACCATTAATGGAGTTGACTAGTTGACCCTTATTGATGTTACGAAATGGTTTACCGAATAACGAAAAGCACAATGCATCTAAGATTGTGCTCTTACCTTCACCATTCTTACCAATGATAAGAGTAGTTTGTGATTTGTTTAGTAAGACTTTGTTTGGAGAATTACCAGTAGATAAAAAGTTCTTCCACTGTACGCTTTTAAATACGATCATTCAGCTTTCCATTTCATACCCATAGACTTATAAATGAACTTCATTATAAAATTGGGTTTCTTTTTAGAGATAATAGTAATTGGCATGGCATCAACATTAATAGTAAAGGATGGGTTACCAAGATTATTTGACATAGTTGTCCAAGTAGTTCCACCATTACCGACAGACAACAACATACCACTAGTAACAGAATTTCTTGCCTGTTCTGCTCTTTTATCTAGAATATATTTTTCGGTTTGCGTAAAATCTAAATCAAGTGGAATCTGTTCTGTCAGTGGAAAGAAATACTCTATATTAAGTTGTTGCATCATACTACCTCGATGTTGACTGCCTCAGTGTAAAGTGTTCTCATGTAAGTCTTAATTTGTTCTTTGTCAACATCAGTCTCGATTGAATCGACATAGTGTGATAGAACAGAGAGTGTATCTTCAAGATTGATTTCTTCGCCAATCTCACCATCTTGGAACTCTGACATGTCTTCAATAATCTTGATTTCATGACAACCCTTATTATACAACTTCTGAATGAATTTGTCAAATTTATAAAAGTCAGCTTTGTTTACAACTACTAACTTTACATATTTCTGTTCAAGTTCAAGTGAGTCTAAATCGACAGGGTCTGTATCTTTGTCGTTGTATTCGATTCGTTCAAACATTCGATAAGGATTGCAAAAGAATTCGAGTTCTCTTGTATCGAGATCAAACAGGTGGAATCCTCTGGGATCGTTATAGTCCTGCCATGTAAGTTCGTACGGATTTCCGAGATAATGAATATGCTGATCACTACTCCTATGGTGATAGTGCCCAGAAAAAACCAAATCAAACTTTTCAAAAGTTTCTTTAGCCAAGCCATCGTGTGATTCCATTCCTCTATGCATTGCAAAGCCAGCGATCTCAAGATGCCCCATGCAGATTTCAGCTTTAGTGTTTGTGATATGATCCAATGATTCTTGATAGTTCTCTGGACAAATCCATGGCATCATACAAATGGATGTTCCATCAATAACGATTGTTTCTGGTTTGGAGATAACATCAATGTTACCGTATTCGACTAGAAGCAAATCTGGAGAGTTCACTTCATTTGTGTTCTTGTAGTATGTGTCGTGATTACCTGCAAGCATATGAACACGAATACCTCGTTCTTCCAACTTATCGAAGAACATTTTTTTTGCACGATCAAGTGCATAGAAGTTTACATACTTGCGACGATCAAATGTGTCACCAAGAACAAGAACAGTATTAATATTATTAGCATCAAGAGTGGGGAAGAAGGTTTGTTCATAAAATTTTTCAAAGAAGTCTAAGAATGCAATACTATCATTCCTTGCACCAAAGTGCTGGTCAGTAATAATGGCTACCTTCAAATGAAACCTACCTTTCTGTTTGCTTGTGATTTACTACTGTTATCAGATTGTTGATTGAATACTTCTGCAATGCTATATGGTTCAGTTTCTTTGCCACGAGGACGAACTGGTAGTTTGACACCAAGTTTATCAGCAAGATTATTTGCTTGTTCTACATTCAATTGATCGAATGTAACGATGTCAAAGCAACGACCTGGACGAACCAATGCAGAGTCAATATCACGGATGCTTGGAAGGTTAGTAGAGAAAATCATCTTCTTACCTTTTGTAGTCACAAGACCATCACCCACATTCAAGAAACGATGCATCATTGTGTTGCCATCACTACGAGATTTCAAGAATGCATCGCTGTCTTCAAGAACCATAATTTCAGCATCATCCTCAATGAACTTTGCGAAGAAACCATCTTTCTCAAGAATGCCAGCATCGTATGTTACGATTGCAGAGCAGTTGCGATGAGCAAGCAGACCACGAATGAATGTAGTCTTTCCAGTTCCTGGAGGTCCAATTAGTAGGAGAATGTTGGCAGAAGATTCCATGTAGCGATCATAGTAATCGTTAAGGGATTCACCATTAAGGAATGGATACATTTCTTCAGTTGGGAGACGATCACGATTCAATGGAACATTGACAGAGTTACCATCAGCACCATAGATCCATTCGATGTAAGATGTGACAACATCAAACACTGATTCAACTTCAGCAATGATACAATCTGCAAAAACCTCGTCACCGAAAGCACGAACAGTAGTTGAGTTGGAGTTCACATCAAATTTAACAAAGTTGTTAGTATCTTCTTCAACAATAAATCCAGTTGATGAGTTGCTTTGAACAAATAGACAATCACTGTAATGTTCTTCTGCCCATTTTGACCATCGTTGACGATCGCAAAGAACAGTTGTTTCTCGTTGTACTGTTGATAGTTTTGCATCAACACGACGCTTCATAATTTCGACTGTGACTAAGTCTTCGAAATCAGAAACACCTAAAATATTTTTTCATTATTACTCATAATCTCATTCAAATCAAATTGGTTATCGTATGCATCCCATACATATTTTCTAAGAAGTTTTTTACCTCTTTTTTTTCTTTTTTGTTTTGTGGCTCTTGCTAGAGCAGGGTAAGATCTTGCCACAATATTATGTCCTGCTGCCAAATCACGAATCCACTGTCGTATTTCCTGTGTCATCTTCATCATCCAAAAAACTGTTCAAGGTATTGTCCATCTTTTTCTTTGCTGCTTTTTCTTTTTTGCGATCCATCCATGAATCATCAAAGGTGCTATTGTTCTGAACAAAATCCATATAGGCATTATGATAATCTTTATCATCACCTTCTTGAACTTCAAACATCTCAAAAGGCATATCTTGAATCAACTTACCTTTAATATAACTCTGTTTCTTTTCTTTGGCAATCCTTCGCAAAAATGCATACCAGATAATCTGTGTAAAATATGCAAATGGATTATTTGATTTAGTGGGATCGAAATTATCAATATATTGAAGGCAGTTTTCAACACCATCAGATATCATTTCATCACGATAAGAATAATTAATAAAGTTGGGTTTGTAAGAAAGGTGAGTTGCTATCTTAAGAATGCATTCGCCAATATAGTTACTGACGATTGGTTTGGGTAAACCTTTTTCTTCAGCTTCTAATTTCTTGGCTCGCATCTCTACTATAGCTGCAAGAAAGTCAGCGTTATTTACATATTGTGCCATACATACTCGTTCCTCATTTAATTCAAGTTATTCATTAGTATACATCATTCATGACAAAAAGACAAATCTTATTTAATTGTAAATTATAGATAAAATAAATTTGATTTTTTAATTGACTTGAGGCATAATCACTATGTTAGGGTTGATCGTTACCTCTAATTGATTGTTTCGTTTCCTTCAACAAAGACTCTGTATCTTTCTTCTTCTCTTTCATCTTTTGGAATTTTCGCTAACTCCTCAAGCATTAAGATTCTTCTCTTTGCTTCTTTCTGATCTACATCATCTTCCCAGAGTAGTGCCTCTTTCTTATCTTTTGATATAAAAGAAACTTTCTCATGTTCTGCAACAATGCGTTGGTAATGAGGAATGAATAAATGATGTAATTTCTTAACGAATATAATGTCTCTCTTGGCAATCACAAAAGTTCTATCATCTGAAAATTGACATAGAGGTTGTGCAGTTATGTGCTCACGATGTGCCTCTAAAATTGGAATGGTTTTAATACATAATGGAAAATCAAGTAGAACATGTTCTTCATCTTCTTCTTTGAGGACAGCCATTACTTGCTCACCTGATGTAAGTTTCATTATAACATAGAACTCGTTGTCATCTAACATAGATCCACCTCTATTATTTTAACTTTAAATTCTTCTTCAGCATAGATTTTATATCTTTCAGCTGCATGATTTAGAGTATGGTTTTTCCAAGACTTCCAATGCAAATCATCGGCAAGGTCAAATAGATTACATTTAGTCTTACCATCTTTCAATCTCAATCCACGACCAATACTTTGCAAGTTACGGATCTTGCTCTTTGATGGTGATGCAAAAATGACATTCTCGAGAGACGGTATGTTGATGCCAGTGGAGAATGTACCAAAACTAGCAATAATAATAGCGTCGCTTTCACCTTCTGTAATGTGTCGAATTGCTTCACGATCTGTTGTATCTGTTCCTCCGTAAACAAAGAACACTTTGCGATTTTCATGCACCTTATCCTTTATTAATTCATATAAAACTTTTCCATGTTTTTCAACATACTGGAAAAGCACTAAAGTATTACCCTCAGATTTTACTGCAAGATTACGAATAAATTTATTTCGTTTCTCATTACTTACAAGAAAGTCCATCTCTTCTTGATAAGTTTTATTCTTTTGTGCTTTACGAATTTCTTCGTTATACTTCAACATCACACACATTATATTTAGGGTGGTGAGTCTTCCTGAATCCATGAGTGCTTTAGTTGTAGTAACCTTGTGCACGGGACCAAACATACCTTCAAGAACTAAACGATGAACCTTTTTATTATCAAGTGTTCCTGTTGTTCCAATTCTGTAACGAATCTTGTCCATCTTTTCCATAACTGTTGTTAGGGACTTTGCTTTGAACTGATGTGCTTCATCTCCAAAGATTACATCAAACTGAGCAAACCAAGATTTAGGTTGTAGGTATACTGACTGCCAAGTTGTAATCAATACATCTTTGCTAAACTGTTTAGTAAACCCTGCATATAATTTTTGGCAAGCACCATCAGTATTGAAACCATTGGCAGAGGAGTAGTCTTCAAAGTCAGTGAACAACTGTTCAACAAGCGAAGTCGTTGGAACTATAATGATACACTTACGATCATGTGCAATATGCCAGCGCATCGTGGTGTAAATTATAAATGACTTTCCTGACGCAGTGGGAGATAATAGCAGTGTGCGCTCTTTATCGAGAGCAGTCTTTACTGCTTCAATTTGATAGTCTCGGATTTCGATTGGTTTACCACGACCATGAGGATTGAGTGACTTGGCATAGTCTTCTACAATCTGATGTGTGATATTGTTTTGATGGAATACAGGAGTTACATATTCAATGCCATACCCATTGCGAGTGGCAAACTCTTCAACATATGATACTAGACCAACATAAAGAGTTTTTCTAACTTGATCGTATAGACGAACTTTTCCATCCCAGAGTCTTGCTCTGAATTGTGGTGTAAATCTTGCACCTGGATATTCATAGGTAAAGAAGTCAGCGAGTTCTTGTTCAATAGAACCATCGCTAAAAACTCTAACATAAACTTCGTCTAACTTCTCAATTTTAATCATTACATACCAGCTAAGAATTTCTTCCATTCAACTGCAGTTTTAATCTGCCAGTCTCTGGCTTTGATTTGCCCAAGAACGGATTCAAGAAAATATATCATTGTTTCAAGATAATCAATCTTGACTCTTAAAGTATTTAGTTCGGTGTCACCTGAAAGGAATTCATCCATCTCATTCTTTAGTGGCTTAACACCTTGCCATTGTTCCCAGCCAAGATTAGTCAATTCGTCACGAGATAGTTCACCACGATATAGGCGAAACTTATTCTTGCGTAACAAGTTGTAATCTGATTGGAGTTTGGTATGTTTTAGTTTGACATTGACAAGTAATTTTAAATACTTGGAATGTAACTTGGGAGTAGCTGTAGTTGTTTCACCGAGATAGTTATCATCTATCTGGCAATCAATTTCCCACGCTTCTTGCAATTGTTCAATATTCATAATATCCTCACATTTATATACTGCCATTATACCGCAGTATTACAAAAAAATCAAGTTTGTCTTACAAGAATTTATAGTATCCGTAGCGGAATGTTGCATTCCCTACTAGGTATTGCACATCTGTATTTGTAGATGCAAACATCAATGAATCAATAGTGATTGGAAACATGTCACTGAACTGTACAAGTTGAGCAGTTTCATTATTACCATTAAGGATTTGCAGAGTAGCATCAGAGTAATTCTTTGCTAACTCAGAATAATTAAAATTGTCATTCGCATTAAATGTGATATACTGATCATAAGACTGTGGGAAACCTAAAGCGATAATCCAGTTGTAGATTGCTTTGTAGTTTGCCATATCAGAATCAACTAGAAACTGAACAGTGAGTTGATCATATGTTAATGTTTCACCTGGAATTGGTTGTACATTAAATGGGTTCCCAAATTCTGGAGCACCAAGAGTGATACCTGGAATATTTACCTGCTGGCAAAAGAATGACAGATTAGGTAATTTGGTGATGTTAAACATGAACCCATTAGGTGATAATGGAGTAATATTAGTTGGAACAGGGCATGTAAGTGTACCAGCCATTTTGTCTCTTCAAAGTAATTGTTATACTATTATTTAGGAATAAAAAAGAGGGATCCGAAGATCCCTCTAAAATACCGCTTCTTAGTGTCGGCTTAATCATAACCAAGCCGAACCTAGATTACATTAGGTTAGTAACCTTAACACGACGGTAGTAGTAGTTCACATCAGCAGTCAAGTTGTCTTGACCAGAAGTGCCGTCATCCAAATTAACGAATGGGTTAGCAACTAAACCGTAACGAGTCTTGAAACCAATCTTTGGTTGGAAGCTGTTAGGATCAACTGCACGAACCATTTGTAATGGAACATATGGGCAATAGAACAAGCCAGCGTCAAAAGCGGATGCGCCTTTGTAGCCAACAACGAAGAATTGTGTTGAAGACACATTAGATGTGTATGGGTCAACATAAACTTTGTACTTACCATTCAATACACCAGCGAAAGTAGTTGAAGTATCATCAACAGTCAAATCATTCTTACCAGACAAGCCAGAAGAATAATCCAACACACCAGCCATTGCTAGGGCAGAAGCCACATCAGCTGAAGTGATGATAACATTACCACGACCACGACGAGTTTGTTGACCGATTGCATTGGCTTCACGCTCGATTTGAAACATTAGACCTTTGAATTTTTCAACAGACCAACGACCATTTGAGTCAGTGTCTAAGTCGAAAGTACCAGCAGTAGTTACACCAACTTGTGCACCTGGTTTTGCTGTCTTGTAGATTGTACGGATAACTTCACGGTTGATTTCAGCAAGGATCTCAGTAGAGAGAATGTTGCTTAATTCGCCTTCAGCGTCAAGACCATGAACAGACTTCATGTCTTGTGCTAATTCGATAGAGTATTCTGCCTTCAAAGCACGAGTCTTTGCAGTTACAGAAGTCTTTTCGATAGAGAAAGCCATAGCACCGAAAGAACCATCACCAACACCACCTTGACCTAAACGCTCGCCATCAGTAGTGTCTAGACCAGTACCAGTAGTTTCAGAACCACCGAAGTCATAAGTACCAGAGTGAGTGCCAGTACCAGCGAAGTCAGAATCAGCTTCGTTGAATAGAGCCTCAGTACCACCTTGAGTGCTGTAACGAGATTTCATTGCGAAGATTAGACCAGTTGGTTGAGTCATTGGTTGTACACCGCAAACATCATAAGCGATCATTTGTGGCATTGCACGACGAACCAAGCTGATCATTACTGGATCAAACTTAGCGAAACCGCCAGTGTCGCCATAAGAGCCAACAGCGTTAGCTGGTGCAGCTTCAAACAACGCTTCACGCTGTTTAGCCATTTCACGCTCTTGGTTTTCTAGAAGAACCGCAGTTACTTCTTTACGATAGTTGTCACGAATCTTTGGAGCACTTTCGTGCTCAAGAATCGGAGCCCATTTTTTTACTAAATCTTGACGAGATTGCATTTGGATTTCCTTATTTGTTTAATTTGTTGAGCTGTGCAGCATAAGCAGACATAGCTGGATCTAATTTCTTAGAAACTTCTTCAGTCAATGCTTCTACTGGAGCATCAGTAACTACAGATTTAATATCTGCAGAACCTTTAGTTGTGAAATAATTTTCACGGATAGTCTTTACTTTGGTTTCAAAACTAGCTTGGTCTTCATAAGAGAGTTCTTCAACAAGAGACATAAACTTTTCAGTTTCTGTATCAGTCAATCCTTCACTTACAGTTTTAACGATTTCAGTGCGATTGTTTTCAGCAAGAGTCTTGCTTAGTTCAATGTTAGCTGCAACTTGTTCGTTAAGTTTTGCTTCCAATTCATCGATCTTAGATTCCATTTCGCCAAGCACATCGAATTTCTCTTCAGGAATATCGATATAGTGCTCTTCAAATAAATTCTTTAGACCGCCAATGAAACCTTCAAGAATATCGGATTTCATACCACGCTCTAGGGCAATTTCATTCTGTGTCATCCACTGCTCGGCAATATAACCGAGGTATCCATCAACTTGCTCAACAATTCCCTCTACATTCTGTGCAACGCTCTCTTGGAGTTTTGCTTCGAATTCTTCTTCAATACGAGCAACTTCTGACTTAACACGAGTCATAACAGCTGCTTCGAAAATAGTTTCTGCTTTAGCACGGAACTCTTCAGAGAGTTCTTCACCATTCAATAATGCATCAACATCTTCCTTAACGCTAGTTCCCTTGCGAATTGGAGTTTGATCACCAGCAACTGCTTTAGCAGTAGCAGGGTTAGATTTTTTATCAGTTGCATTTTCTGCATCGTTTTGATCTTTTACATCATTGCGATCATTGTCTGCATTTTGTGCTGGGTTGCTAGTTGGTACATTATTAGATGCATCACGGATTGGAGACTGATTACCAGCCTGTGCTCCGTCTTTAGCTGAATCTTTACCACCTTCTGTGCCGTGTACTTTGAATTCGTCTAGTTTCTTAGACTCAGCCAAAATTTCAGCGATTTTTTGTTCGATTGACATCGTTTTCTCCTGTAACTGGATAGTTCTATTAAATTATTTATAATTTATCTGATTTTACTCAGAAACTTTTGGAAAGCAATAATCTTTGCTTCCTCTAAATTGCTTGAAGAAGCCTTGCGAATAGAACGCTTTGCTTCCTCAATATGTTGTTCCACAAACTTTCCATCAACAAAGACCCACTCTTTTGACTCCATAATACCTCTAACGAACGCATCTGGAGCAGACGGATCGGCAACGATGTCAGCTGCAGTGGACAGCATAAAATCGTCTTGAACAATTTGAACACCTTCGTTATTTGTTTGAAGGGAACCTAGTGCTCTGCTAGATACTCCAAGGTTTGCACCGCCATCTAAAAGACCTCGTGCAATTTGACCCATTGGGGTTTCTAGAATCTTCGCTTTGCCGATGTAGTTAGTGCCTTCTTTGCGCAAACTAACAATCATGTGTGATACACGATCCAAATTAATGGAAGGAGTATCTGGATGACCAAGTTCGCCATAGGCACGATTCTTTTCGACAGATTCTTTAATGTAACGACCTACTTCATTATCCATAACTGATTCTGGATACATACGACCATTACGATTTTTCAGTTCAGATTGAAGAAAAATTCCTTCAATAAAATATTCTTTTCCTTTGCCGAGTTTAGACTCAACAATAGTATTTGTTTGTTCGAAAACTTCTCTAATTAGTCTCATGATTATACCTTATCTGGAGAACCTGATTTGCTTGTAGAAGCACCAACACGAGTTGGATCGTCATAAGCACCGTATACTTCATTCTCAACTTTAGTAGACCAACCAGCAACTTTACGGAGAACTAAAATACCAGTAACATCTTTTGCAGCACCATTAGTGATAACGATGTCAGAAGTATTATCATTTGTTAATGGAATACCCCACGCATTTAATTCAGCATAAGGAGCATTCTCTGGTGCGCATACAATAACATTCTTACTATTACGAACAACGCTAACTTTAGATGCTAACTCGCCAGCAATTTGCCATTTAACAATATTAACAGTAGGTGTATCAGAATTTCTTGCTTGAGTAGTAGCAGTTAAGTTGGCAATAGTAATAGTGCCAGACTCTGCCAAGGAAGATGCGAAGTGAATCACAGTTTCTTGGTTTGTATTCTTAAGGGTTGTGATAGTCATTGCCATCTTATTGTTCCTCTAATTTTGTAAGTACATGAAAGAAGTTCTCTTTTGACTCTCTCATATACTCAATAATTTCTGTTTGATTATCTAATAAGTTATTTAGGCGCACTTGGGTACGCTCGTCAATAGTTACAATTGACTCATCATTAAGAACATAGTGCAATTTACCCTCAACCAATCTGTCCAGTTTATTAAGAGAACGAATACCTTGAACAACTGGGTCTACACTAAACATGTGAGAAGAAGCAAGTTTTATATAATTTTCGATTAATGTATCGGTAACTTTAATATCGTGATATTCTTTAATAATATTTGCGACAGTATGTTCTGATAGTTCCTCGTATAAGTCTTTTGATACTTGTTCTTCTAACTGATGTGAAATATAGTCTTGTTTAATGTATTGTCTTGCTTCTTCTAAACTCGTAAATTCTGTTTCAATACCATTTATCAAAATCTTATCATCTTCAGTTCTTTCGATTAACTGAAGATAAGATCTAATACTTTCAACAATATCAGATCTTTTTAAAGATTTTGTAAACTCGTGGTAATGCATTACTTATCGATTGATTTTTGCGCTGCAGCACGACCACGATTATATGCAGAACCAATCGCTGCTGGTGCTTGACGAATTGCGCCAGCAGTTTTAGCAGCACCACCGATAACATTACCGACAACATTGGCTGCACCTTTAACTACTTTACCGACAAATTTACCAAGACCTTCGTCTAAAGTAAATTCTTGTTTTTCTTCTTCGCTTAAAGAGTCATACTCTTCTTGAGACAATTCAATAATTTCTTCAGTGACAGGTTCAGATTGATTAAACATACCTTGAGCAACTGCAACACGCATATCATCTAATTTTGCAGATAACTTTTCTTGCATAGCCAATGTAAATGCATTTTCTGTTTCTAATGCATCACCAGCTTGAATAGCGTAAACTAAATTTTGTACTGTTTCGTTCATAAGATTCTCCTATTAATTCGGCCAAGTACCAGTTTTTAATTTGGTAACTTTACCTTTACTTTGTTGTGTATCCGTATCATCCCCAGCATCTTGTTCTGCTTCAGCATCTGCTTCTTGCTGATCAGGAGCACCTTGATCTTGCTGAGGTTGTTGCGCTTGTGCTGCTTGTTGCTGTTGTGCCATGGCTTGTTGTTGCTGGGCTTGAGCATCCATTGTAGGTTGCTGCATCGCTAACTGAACTTGCCCTTGTAACTCTGCCTGCTGCACTAATACTTGTTGTTCTTTATCCATTTGTTTCTGGATATCTTTAATTTCTTTATCATCCAAACGAAGAATGTTTTTCTTAACCCAATCTTGTGAATAATATTTACCAACATATGGATCTACAGTTTGTAGTAAGCCCATTCTGGCTTGCATAATTTCACTATCACGAAGTTCAGCGTAGTTATTATCTTCAATATAATCGTATTTAATTCCAACACGAAGTTCATCCCATTCATCTGGACGGATAATACCTTTACAAATTAACTGAACACGAAGTGCGTTGTTAAATAATGCATTAAATTTCTTGCGCAGTCTAACAATAAACTTATTAAACTTAACTTCATCACGAGTAATTTCTTGTGAACGACCAATACTAAAACCAGAAGACTGTTGTAGTCGGCTAATTGGTACATTCAATGAGTGAAACAGTTTACCTTGGAAGTATTCAATATCTTGAATCTCACCTAAGTTTTGTCCACCTGGAAGTGTAGTAATCTCAGTACCCTTACCACCCTCACGACGAGGCATCCAAAAATCTTCCATCATTGACAAGTGACGACGATCGTCACGAGTTTCACCAGTTGTTGCATCATAAACAATCTTGTTACGGAACTTATTCATAATGTCCGTTACATACTGCTCTGCTTTCAACTTAGGTAAATTACCCACATCAACATAAAAAATTCTTCGTTCAGGTGCACGACTGATACGATAGATGACAAGGGAGTCCTCGATCATTTTTAATTGATTAACTGGTTTGATTGCCTTATGAAGATAAGACATTGCCATACCAGTATTTGGATCTACATAACCTGATGGAACATAGACCACTGAATCAAGAGCCAGTTTAACACCATGTGTTGTTTGCTCTGTAATTCCTTTGTCGTTGTAAAGATAATATTCTTCGATCTCTTTTACAACTTCAACACCTTGTGGTGTTATTTCTTTTTTGATATTCTTGATACGACGAATCTTACGAGGATCGATGTATCTTAATTCTTGAATACCGTCTTTAACTCTTGCTTCATCGATAAGAATTTGATAATATAACCTTCCGTCAATATACCATGCACGGAAAGTTTCATGTGCTCTTTCATCAAACTTTAATATACGGAGTACATTATGAAATTCTTCACGAATTCTAGTTTTAATATTTTCTGAAACTTTAACTTCATCAAGAACAATCTCAACAGATTTGTGGTCTTCATCAGCCACAATTGCTTCGTTGACAATGTCTTCGATCGCACCATCACAATCACTATACTGTGCAACCTCACGGTAGCGACGGATCAAATCATTTTCGTTCTTGATAACACCTTCAAGATCCATGACCATACCGTAGTATCCACCAGCATTTACACCAGTGTTTACTACGGTTGCGCCTGTCTCATTCGGACTTGGAGGAACTACACTCGGTAGTTGCTCTCCATCCTTACGCTTTATCTCAAACCCAAAAATCTGCATTATGTAATAACCTTCAGTTAATTATTAAAGTGGGAAACTACCAACTGGAGTATCAATAGAAACATTGACACCAAAGCCAGCAGCTGCACCAGTAGCTGATGTAAAGAAGTTGTATTGGAACTCTACATCAAACTGTTCAATTGCATTTTGTTGCTCGTAATCTAAACCGATTGCAGAAATTGTTGTTGGGAATGCATCAACAAACTTGTAACTCTTAATAATTGCACCATTGCGATCTAATTGGTGAACAGATAAGTCAACTTGGTAGTCAGTAGGATTAGTACGACCATTAGTTGTATTGTAATTCTGAATACCAGATTGCCATTGCTCTAGTGCATTACGGATACCAAAAGTAGTATCGTTGTAAACTGTCACAGTCCATGGTTGGAATGTTCGTTCACCAGCAAAGTTAACTGGGCGACCACGATACAAGACTGGTAAAGTCTCGATAGTGGAAGCAGGTAATTGAGCAGCTTTACATAAAAACTGCGCTCTTTGTCCTGCAACTACACCTAGTGTAACATATGATGGGAATGTTAATTCAACACGGAATTGATTTGGGCGAGCACCGCCACCGATCATCTGCGCTTTGAAATCAGCAATATTTGCCATTTAATTCTCCTTATGTTCTTATCTATTTATCTTGAATTACGCACCGATTTCTGAGAAGTTAATCGCAGAACGAGCAGCAACGAAATTGAGAGTGATAAAGTTGATAGAACGATTTGGCTTAACGAAGATATCAGCAACGAATTCGTTACGATCGATAACTTCACCTGTGTTGTTAGATTCATCGCACTTAACAACGAAATCAGTAATACCACGACGACCTTGGACATCACGGAGGAATGGCTCGACTAAGTTCTTAAACTGTGCACGAGTAAATCCATCGTTGAATTCAAACAACTGGAATTTTGCAGCAGTTGCAATCGCCTTTTCCATAACGATGAATAAGCGACGAACATTAATACGATCAAACGCACTTGGTTTATCCAAGAGAGTCTTATCACCAAACATGACAGTACCTTCTCCTGGGAATGTAACAACAGGATTGACACCAGACTTGTAAAGCATATCTCTTTGTGTTTTGCTTGGATTGAATGCCAACTTAACAACATTCTTAATCTGACCACGATTTAAACCACCTGGAGAGAACCATGGATCATTAGTGTAATCAGTACGAGCACATAGACCAGCAATGTCACCATTCAATGGAACATAACGGTATTTGTCGCTGTAACGATCATATTGATACTTGTAACCAGAGTCAAGAACTGCATAAGAAGTAGATGGCAATGCATCACGGTATGCAATAATTGCATTCTGTTCAGTAGAAGTAGAACCAATGATTGGATCAGCAGTAGATGTGCTTTGTGGAGATACAAACGCTACGCAATCTAAACGAGTTTCGCAGATATTATTGATAATGTATGTTGCTGTTGTAGCAGTTGCTTTACCAGCCATAATTAGACTAATATCATACTGTTCAGCATTAGCAAATAGCGCAAACGCAGATTGTAACTCACCTTCAGTTGCTACAAAATCATCAGTACCACCAGATAGAGAAATTGCAAGAGGTGCAGTTAATGTTTTGAATGATGACCCTGCTGCAGCTGAACCCCACGCAGTAGTACCAGTAACAGCAGTAGGATGATCCATCCACCAGATGTATTCTGAACGAGCATTCAATACATTTTTATAGTAGTTATTAGTGCCATCAGGTTTCTTAGCATCAGACGCTTTAGAAACAAAAGCAAATTTTTCTATAATAGTGCCTTGAGTACCAGAAAACGCACCATCTTCATCGATAACGATAATGTGCATTTCGTCACCAGATCCACCAACGCTTGTAGCGTATGTAGAAGTTCCTGGAGCAGAATCAAATTCATCTTTGTATGTCCAAGCATCAAAACCATCAGCATCACATACAGCAACTTTTAAAGAGTTACCAAGAGTACCTGCATATTTTGCTGCAAATGGACCAACAATACCAGCACCATTTACATAAGTGCTATTATATGTTTCACCATTAATAATCTTTAAACCAGCCACAGAAATTGTTCTGTTTAAAGTAGCAGTAGTTCCAGATGGAGGAGCAGCAACAGTAATAGTTGGAGCAGTAGAATAACCAGAACCAATAGTAGTAATAGTTGCACCAGTAATAGATGAAGATGCAACAGTAACTGTACCAGCAGTAGCATTACCTGTTGAGAATGTCGCAGTTACAGTACCTTTATATCCTGTACCACCATCAGAAACAGTAATAGAAGAAACAGATTGGTTGTATGTATTAGTATATGTTAAACCAGTTGGAGTACCTGCAGTAGTAACAATAGCTGTATCACTAGTAGTAGTTAAAGTAAAACCAGTCACAGAAGCACCAGAACCAGTAATTGAAGAAACTTTGTATGTTGTACCAGTTGAGTAACCAGTAATAGTACCTGTACCACCCAATGAACCAGTAATCTGGATACGATCACCAACTGCGATTCTAGCTGCAGTACAAGTGAACTGACCACCAGTACCAGAAATAGCAACACCAGAAAGAGTTGCAGAAGTCATAGTTACTGAGAATGTTGCGCCAGTTCCACCACTTGGGGAAGAAATAGTAACTGAAGGTGCAGATGAATAACTATAACCACCAGAAGAAACTGCAACCGCAGAAATTGCACCACCAGAAAGAGTTACAGTAACAGCAGCTTGTGTACCACCATCAATATCAGGTGCACCAACTGTAACAGCAGGTGCTGCAGCAGTAGAAGAGTAACCAGCACCAGCGTTGTTTACAGTGACAGTACCAAGACCGCCAGTTGTAGTTGCAACCGCATTCAAAGATCCAGCGTCTGCACGAACTAGTAATAGATTATTTGTATAAGATAGGAAGTTCGCAGCTGTGAAAAAGGATTGGAAATTACTATCGTTTGGCTTACCGAAGCGACGAACTAAATCGTTCTCCGAGCTAACTGTCACAGGCTCCAATACTGGACCCCATGGAAATACTCCAGCAAAAGCACCAATAGATGATGATACTGCTGGAACGATAGAAGTGAAATCTTTTTCTACGACTGCAACGCCTGGAGATAATTGGAACGGCATTGTGTTTCTCCTTGTTAATAAGTTTACCTAGACAATTTCATGTCTACATTTTATTTAGTTTTTACACGATTTCTAGAAGTTTAATGGAGCCTTTTCTGGTTTACCATCTTCATAGAATCCGAATGGTGTTAATTCTTCTTCGATCGCCTGCATTTGTTTAGCGTACATAATATTTCGTAGATTAACATTATTTAGGTCTTTAAAATAACTGTTAGTTGTGAGCCATCCGAACAGTACCAGAGGCATTACCAAGTCATCATGATAACCTTCATCAGCTTCATATGAACCCTTCTTCTCAATAAAAGTCGAGATTTCAGAGATCGTATCAGCGTCATTTATAATAAGTTTGTTTTCCTCAACGAGTGCCTTAAAGTTATGACACCCAATTCTTTTAATCTTTTTATCGGTATTGACACCCAACTGTGTTTTACCACCACCAAAACCACCTGAGACTGTTTGTCCCATAGCGTGTCTTGTAACCATCAATATATTTTCGTATTCCATCTCAGAATATAGGATGTGAGCAACCTGTTCCGAGATGTTAATTTCCAATAATACAAACGCTTGGTTGTACTCGTTTCCAATTTTGTAAATTATATTTGGATAGAGCAACGGACTGATTTCATTATTACGATATTTTGCAACGATTCGATATGGAACCTCTGTAATATCAATAACTTGGAATGCTGAATAATCCCCACCAACACCCTTTGCCACATCACAGACCATACAATAAGTATGACCAGCCTGTGGGTTTACATATACATCCAACCCATCTTTCTGGTGGACGATAGTATCTGGACTCATTCTAGAAATAGTGTCTGCTCTAACTAGAGTAAGAGAAGAACCCAAGAAGTTACAAAGAACCTCTTGAGTAAATTTAAGTTCACCGAGTTGGGCTTTTTGTTCTGCAGCCCATGCCTCATCACGACCTGGAATTTCCCAGTATGGTATGAATAGATTAACGAATCCATTTCTGCCTTTTTCAGCATCTGTCCAAAACTTCCAGAAGTGATTGTAACCTAGTGGAGTCGATGACAATAAAATCTTAGTAGTTTGTCCCGCAGAAATAGTTGGATAGACTGAAGTAAAGAATTCTTCTGCCAAATTGTTTGGAATAATTGCAGCTTCGTCAACATACAACATGTTTACGGATTTACCACGAATACCAGACTTACCTGTTGCAGCAGTGAAAACCTTTGAACCATTCTCTAGTTCAATGTCACCCTTGTTCCAAGTAGTGACACCCTGTTGCATCCACTTCGGTAGCAACTCATACATTGTTTGATAACGATCTAAAACTTCTCTTGCAGCAGTTGCTTTGTTCGCAAGGATAGCCACAGTTTTGTTGGCTTGAAAAATCGTGTACCAAAGAATGTAGGCTGCAGAGGTAGTTGTCTTACCTTGTTGACGACCTTCCATAAGAATCACACGACGATTATTATGGATTACATTTACCTTGTTCTTTTGGCAGTCGTATAGTTTAAAGAGTTTTAAACCATGATCTAGCGTAACAATATAGCAGTAGGTTTCGATAAAATATATCGGATCTGCTGCGCACTTCATGTACTCTTTTACATCATCAGGTGTGAAGTCAACAGTAACCCCAGCTGCTTTTAAATTGGAGTTTGAATTATATACTTGTGCCATAATTAAAATCCGTCCAGCCAACTCTCCGAATTAACAGTTGCAGTAGTGACATCACCTTCAGCTGTGTAAATCCTATTTGGATTACTAAAATCTTCGTTGTCACCAACATTGGCATTGACAGTTTGAATAACACCACCATTAGAAATTGGTCCAAATAGATTCATCTTCATTTGAAAATTGAGACTATGTGTTACAAATCTACGAGTTTGAAAATCTCCATCGTAGTCGTCTTGAACTGATACACTATTTAAAACAATCGGCACATCAATCTTAACATTCATGTCTGGAACTACATTAATGGATAATGTATACTCAGGTGTAAATGTTGGAAGGATTTGTTCGATAATTTGTAAACCATCTTCTTGAGTTTTTGTCAGGATGTATAGTGACAAGTCTAAATTATATGGAACAGGGGTGAACATTGTAAAACCAGTACCACCAGTATCGACACACTTTAACTGCTGCATGCGATTTACTTTTCTTTGTGGATCGTAGTTGTATCCAATAATTTCAAACGACATTCTTGGAAGAGTAGTGTAAACATGATTTTCTAAAGATGGATCTTGATCTAAACGAACAATCCATTTTTCTTTTGGAGCATATGCTAAAGGAATTTGTAGTCGTTGAGTAACAGCACCAGTTACAGAATCACCTTCACGACGATCGATATAGATGTCACTGAATAGTGAACCAAAACCCACAATACATTTGCGAATTATTCCGTGGTAATATACATTGTTATTTAACATTATGGGTTATTTGTATTATCAATTTCACCAAATGGATTTGTTACACTGAACAATACATCTTGTGATTCGGTTTTAAATTTATTGTTATCACCAAACGAATTTGGTTTATCAATATTGATATCAATAGATGAAGTTGCCAGAGCACCTGTTCCAGCACCACCAGTAAATGATATAACTGGGGCAGTTTGATATTGTTGTCCAGGATTAGTTATATCTACACGAATAATTTTATTTGCAGTAGCACCAGTTCCTCGAACGGCAGTAGCACTAGCACCATATCCCGTTGCGCTTGTAATTACTACTGTTGGAACAGAAGTGTATCCAGATCCTTGATTTGTTACAGTAATAGAAGTAATCTCGCCATTTGGGTTTCTTGTAGTATTTGTAGTGAATGTTTTAAGTGTTTCAAACGCATCGATTTCAGAGATACCAGTATCAATTTTCTCAGAAGCATACTGGAACAATTCAACTTGCAACTTAAATACATATAGTTTACCAAGTTGATAGAATGGATCTTGATGTTTTACAAACTTAATTTCAAACAAACCTTTAGTCAATGGAAAGTAAATTAAATCACCTTCGCATGGACGAGTAGGAATAATTGTTTGACCATAACGACCAACCAATTGATCCCATCTACGACGAGCAACTACCAATGTAGCTGATTGTTCCATCATAAGACCAAACTTTTGAATAAACGCACCTTGACCATCTAGAGAATCTACATTCTCAAAGTACATTTCGATTGGAAACGAAGATGTAAATTTTGATAAACGATCTTCACCAAGAATTTCATCCTTAGAAACTAATGTTCTTGGAATGTACATGAACTCATTACCGTAAATCTTAAGAGATTCGATAATGAGATCTTCAATTAGGTACTGCTCATTTTTTGTGCCATGAGTAAAATAAACATTAGTAGGCATTTATTATCCCATGAAAAAATCTAGGGGTGCTGACTTGTTCTGTAGTTCGTCTTCTAGTTCTTTTATTTCTGTAGTGGCTTCATCATATAGTTTATCACCATCCAGAGTTACACCACCTGGAAGTTGAATGCCAGAAAATTTCTTAATATTGGTTGCCCACTGTTTTTTAAATAATGCAGTGACATAATGTCTCAACCAGATTTCGTTATAAATTTTAGACCATGTTGTTGGATCCATTGGACGATACGCTTGAACGATAATATAATCTCCAAGAATGAAATCTGTTGCCCAATTTGCATCTAGGTATAAACGACCATTTAAACGATTAAATCTAAATCTTTGATGTCCGTTTAATTCAAAATCAAGCAATGCCAAATGTGACATAACTGTTTTGTAGTAGATTAAAGAAGTAGATGTTAGATCATATAAGTCATTTAATCTTAATTGATACTGCAAGTCAAAGATATTCTTTGAAGAAGATGCTTGTCCTGCAGATATAATTTGAGTAACACCCCAAACATAATCTGGAATTTCAATATAACGATTATCGTATTCACGGAGGGTGATAGAAGATAGCGTAGCAGTATGTCCTGCTGAACCATTAATAGTTTCACCTGCAGTGAATGTTCCTGTTACATTTCTAACTAACAATAGAGTACCAGAAGATGTTCTTTGTGATTCTTGACATACTTGTGCTGTTGCGCCACTCGTTGCACCTGTAATAGTTTCAGCAAGAGCAAAAGTAGTTGCCACAGAAGCAGAAAGAGTTATCTCAGAAGCACGAATCAATTGTTTAAGATAAATCTGTTCCACACCTTCATAGTGGTATAGTTTCCAGTAGTCTAATGCTTCATCAATGCGGTCTTCGATTTGATCATCGTCCACATTAATCTCGAGCACTGGTGCACCCAGTGCTCTTAATGCATACTCTTTTAATCCAGATCTTGTTGAGACCGCCATTTTAGTTGCCTAACTTTGATTTTAATTCTTCGATTTGTTTTTGTTGTTCTTTGATTGCTTCAACTAACAATGGTACCAAACGCTCGTAGTGCATTGTCATATATTGTGGATCAATTGGTGCTGGAGCGATAACTTCTGGTAAGATTGCTTGAACTTGCTGAGCAGATAAACCAACTTCTTGTTTAGAAGCATCGTAACCTAATGCTACTGCAGTTTCATTTGCATGGTAATGGAAACCATCAAGAGAAAGAACTTTCTCAAGAGCATTTTGAATATTGCCAGTACGAGTTTTTAGACGATCATCAGAGTAATAAGAAGTAATAGAACTTGTCGCAGTAATAGTACCAGTTGCAGTAATATTACCAGTAGAAATAGCAGGAGTTCCTGATAAACCACCAGCAGTACCAGTTGTGTTTTGGTTCAGCGTAGGGAAAGTACAGTTAGTTAGCGTACCAGAAGATGGAGTTCCAAGAGCACCACCATTGGTAACAAAAGCACCTGCAGAGCCAACAGCAACTGCAAGAGCAGTGGCAACACTAGTACCAAGACCTGAAACACCAGTGGAGATTGGTAGACCAGTACAGCTAGTTAATGTACCAGAAGATGGAGTTCCAAGAACAGGAGTTGTTAGCGTTGGGCTAGTTAAAGTCTTGTTAGTTAATGTTTCAGAACCAGCAAGAGTTGCCAGAGTACCAGTTGTTGGTAATGTTACAGTAGTAGTTGCTGTAGCAGTTAGTGTAGTACTAAATGCGCCAGAAGTTGCTAGCGTAGAACCATCAGCAAGAGTCAATGTAGCTGAAGTAGCAGGTGCAGTAATAGCAACTTTATTAACAGAAGTTGCTGTGGCAACACCAATTGTTGGTGTTGCCAAAGTTGGGCTAGTAGCAAAAACTAATGCGCCAGAACCAGTTTCATCGGAACATGCAGTTTTTAATTCTGCAGAGGTAAATGTAACTGTGTTGTTAGTTAAACTAATGGATTTGTTAGTTAGTGTATCTGTAGTAGCCTTACCAACTAAAGTATCAGTTGCAGCTGGTAGAGTTAATGTAGTAGATCCAGCTGTAGCTGTTGCTTGTAAAGTAGTAGTTCCAGAAGTAGAACCAGCGTAAATAAATCCAGCACCTTTATAATTACCCAATGTACCAGAAATAATAGTACCATTATCTGTGGCAGTTGAGTAATATTCCATTGCTTGTGTAGCATTGGACCAGATTAAATATGCGTTTTTATCTGTTGTCTTATAATAGTTAAAGATTAAACCAATATCTTTACCATCGTCTGAAGTATTAACACCATTATTGGTATAGTGTAAGTCAATTAATGAGTCACCATAACCAGTGTTCTGCGAACTAGAAGTAGTTGTGCTACCATTAACTGTTAAGTTGCCAGTGATAACCACATTGGCATTATTAATTGTTGTAGTTCCAGTAGCTGCACCAAGAGAAATAGTAGTAGCTGCACCACCAATGTTTAGTGTAGTAACTGTAGAGTTAAATATAGAAGCAGTAGTGCTAGTTGTAGTAATTGCTGGAGAAGCACCATTAAGAGCCAATGATGTAGCATTGGTAGCAGTAATAGTTGGGTTACCAATTGTTAGCGTACCAGTAGAAGCACCGATAGAAACTGCAGTTGCTGCACCAAACAAAGCACCAGTCAATGCATTAGTATTAAATACAGAAGCAGTACCAGTGGAAGTTGTTGTTAGCGAAGGGGATGCTCCGTTCATAGTAAACGAAGTAGCATTAGGGTTTGCCAATGTTACACTGTTAACCGTAAATGTTCCTGTCGATGCACCTAATGTTGTAGCAGTAGAAGCACCGAATGCGTTTACAGTAGTTAAAGCAGTATTGAATAGTGTTAGAGTACCAGTCGATGTAGAAGCAATCGTTGGAGAAACACCATTAATGTTAAGAGCAGTAGCATTAGTCAATGTTACTGTTGGATTAGCGATAGTTGCTGTTCCAGTAGAAGCACCAAGAGCCAATGTAGTAGCTGCACCACCAATGTTTAGTGTAGTAGCAACAGTGTTATATAAGTTCTGAGTTGTATTTGCTCCAACCACTGTTCCTGGATTTAGCGTTAGAGTGGCTGAAGTAGCATTACCTAAAGTAATTGCTGTTGCAGCACCAAACGCATTAACAGTAGTGCTAGTAGTGTTCCAAAGGTTTACCGTAGTTTGGCTACCTGCAACAGTAGGATTGTTTAGTGTAAGAGTGCCAGTAGTAGCACCGATACCAATAGTTGTACCAGCACCAGCAAAGTTCATTGTGGTTGCTACTGTATTGTATAAGTTCTGAGTTGTATTAGACCCAACAACAGTTCCTGGACGAATAGTCGCAGTAGCAGAAGTAGCATTACCAATAGCCAGTGTAGTTGCTGCACCAAATGCATTAACAGTAGTTGCAGTTGCGTTGAACACATTTTGAGTAGTTTGTGTTCCAACGATTGTGCCAGTATAATCTTTTAAATTAGTTCTGTTCCATTGACCAATCTGAGTGGTTGCAGTTCCAGCTGCATCTTCAGCGTAGAAATCTAAGTCACCATTTGATGCACCAGCAGAAGTTTCTGCGATAATATAAGTTAAAGCATCAACAGATTTAACACCACCAAGAGAAGACCAAGCACCAGAAGAATAACCCTCAAATACAGTTTGTGTAGTATTATAACGAATCATACCAGCGACTGGTACATATGGTCGTTGAGCAGTAGTTCCAGTTGGAACTTGCAAGAAACCAAAAGTAGTAATACTAGTGATGGTTCCAGTGATTGGTGTTGTTCCACCAGTAACTGTGACAGTGATACTTGTTCCAGAAACAATGCTTGCAACTAGTACGCTAGTAGGTGAACCACCAAAAAGAGCTCCAGTACCAGCAGTCGCAGTAATATTTTGTCCAACTGTAATACCAGCAGTTGAGCTGATACCAGTAATTGTTACTGTCCATGGAGATGATGAACCAGTTATAGAAGCTACTGTTGCGTTACCGTAACTTCCATTACTCAATGTTAAAGAAGTAACACCAGCAATTGTTGTTAAAGTGTCTCCCAAATATACTGAAGAAGATCCAATTGTTAATGCTGAGTTAACCCAAGAAGGAGCAGAAGAAGCACCAGTAGAACGAAGAACATATCCTGACGCACCTGGAGCAATAAAACCAGTGGTATTGGTATCAGATTGATACATTAAGTAACCAGCTGAACCACCAGCAATGTTAGTAGCGTTGGTTGCATTAGTTGCAGTACCAACTTGAATTGACGATTGATTAACCCAAACTGGAGAAGAAGTGCCACCAGATGTTAATACTTGGCCAGAAGTTCCAGCTGCTGAAACTCCCAACGCAGAAGATGTTGAATAAACAACAGCACCTGCTGCAGCAGTAATATTAGCAGCAGTACCACCATATGCTAGTCCTATAACATTACCGTTCCAAACAGAACTAGTGCTGAGTGTTTTAGCAGTTAATGTTTGTGTTGCGCCCAGAGTGACTAAAGTTGCGCCACCTCCTGCCGTACTACCATCATGCAATCGTAATGTTTTTACTTGAGTATCGTAAGTAATCTCACCAATTGCGCCAGTAAAGGCATTATTCTGGGTAGTTGTACCTCTTCTAAATTGTACTTGAGTTGCCATTTAAAATTTCCTCTAATTTTGTAGTATATTTATGCTTGCGCTTCTGACCAGAATAAGTTTAAGTTTACATTGGCTGGTACTTTATCAGCAACGGTAATTGGTCCATGGTCTGCTGAATGATATTCACAATGATAATATAGTTGATCTGGGGCATCTATATCAACAGTCCATGTAATCGTTTGTCCCCAATTTGCTCCATTACCTGTCATACCAACACTATATGCATCACCAGTTCCAGTTGTATCTGTAGTTTTAATCCAGAATGGGTGATTTCCAAATGAGTTATTGGCTGTATATGTCAACCCAATTAAAGTACCAACAGTAGTAGCAATTGCAACATCAGCAGTTGTAGTTAAAGTAAATCCAGTGACATTCGGAGCAGTTCCAGTAACGGCAGAAACTTTATATACATTACCATCTACATAGCCAGTAATAGTTCCAGTACCTGCTCGTGTACCAGTAATTCTAACTCTGTCTCCAACAGCCAACGAAGAAGCACCACAAGTAAATTGTCCACCAGTACCAGCAGTGGCAACAGTACCCTTTACTAGATTATAGTCCATATTAAATGTATATGTTTGTCCACGATACACAGTTAGCGTTGGATTGTTATACCCATTAATACGATATTTACTTGATGAATCTGTGGTTGTTTTTGTTACATCAAATTGTGTTGTTCCAACCACTAAGTTTTTAACAACTACTCCCAAGACATCGGGACCATCTGGAAAGTTATTATATCCACCAATGGCAGAGTTAGATAATTCTTTCAAACTTGATAAGTCAATTTCAGAGAATCCATCTGGTTGACCAAGAGTTGAAAAAATCTGTTCGCCTGGAGTTGATTCATAATTAACACCTTCAGCAATTTGGGCAAAAGATGGTTGAGATCCTAGTGCAGAAGTGTTAACTGAAGTCCATGTTAAATCAGATGCTGATATGTTTCCTGGATTTAAAATACCATAGACTTGAACCGATTGGTTGGATTGAACTTGTAATTTTTGTAGTAATAACTGAGAACGATTTATCAAATCTCGATCACCCAAGTCACCAGCAATAGAATTAGAAACTGATGGAGCGAGACGAATAAAGAACACTGTATGAGTATCTCCAGTTGGAATCGTTTGATTTAAAGAAGCGTAGTTAAAATAGTAACCACGATCTTGGTCAAAACCACCATCCATGATATAAGAAGAACCCCAGTGATTCAATGTCGGAGTTGCTGTACAACTAATTAAAGTGACAGAAGTATAACCATTTCCAACAGCATGAGACGCTGCTGAACCACCTGTAAATGATTTATTAACACCACCTGCAAATAACTGAAATGTTGCACCACGAGTACAGCCAGTTAATGTATTTCCTGTTTTACCCGAATAATTAATACATTCATTTTCAATTAATACAGTTCCAGATGTAGGAAATCTTGAACCATCAACCAAAACAATACTAGTTTGATTATTAGTCATAGATGCAGCTAATCTATTTTTAACTGATTCATTGATAGTTTGATAACGAACTGCTAAGTTACCAGAACGCATATATGCTTCATCGTTCACATTGTTCTGTTTCATACGATGAGCAACAATCATATTACCATCTGGTCCACGACACATAAAATCAATAAAACCAGCACCATACCATGAGAACGAAATTCCCATCATCTGCATTTTATTCAGATTAATATTATAACCTGAAATACCAGTGCCATCTAACGCATCAATATTAAATTGAGATTGTGGAACACGATAATCAATAACTGCAGCCATTTTAATACCAGAAGATTCATTAACTCCACGATATTCTGGGTTAATCGTCAGGGTGGTATCATCAGTAATAGAACCAATTTTGTATGTCATTCCACGAATAACAATATTAGATCCTACTTGTAACTGTTGTGTGAATCGTGTGGCATTACCAATAACTGCCTGAGATCCAGGAGTAACAGTGATAAAACCAGATAATTGGAATGTTGATGATCGTTTTACTACTGCTAGTTCTACGCCATCGTATTCCCAGAACAATCCGTTTTGATCATCAAATGGACCAGTTCTAACAGAAGCTCCATGCCAGCCTTTAACAGTGACACGAGGAATATTTGTAATAACAGCATCAGCATTTGCTAGTGAGTTACCACTAATAACTGTAAATTGATTTTCATTAATAATAGTATTGATACCATATGTTCCATTATATCCTGCTGTAACAACTCCAGCAATTTCAATAGTGGCACCAACTTGAAGTCCGTGATCCATCTCTGTTGATACTGTTATGGTAGATCCAACTGTTGTACCATCAGCAAAAATTTGATCAAGGTTAAGAACAGGATTTAAAGAAACACCAGAAGTCCAAAGAATACCTTTACCAGATTGGTAACGCATGTATTTTTTAGTCTGACGAGAAATCGAAGCACCATGTGAAGGAACAAAGTTACCAAGAGTAACACCGCCATCAAATGGTCTATGAATAGCAAAGGCATCAGAACGAGTATATAACCTCATGCCGATACTAGAATTTTGAACTGCTCCACCAACACGAGCAGTAAATGTAAATGTTGTTGATGTTGGAACAGTTTCAGCAAAAAAGTTACCAGTTAAAAGAGAATGATTTGTCCCACTAGAAGTAACAATACCCACTAAAGGAGCACCTGGAACTAAACCATGATTGGCAGAACAGGTGACTGTGATAACAGAAGGGCTTGCTGCATTACTAGTAAAACTTGATACTGGTAACGCAGAACCAGTATAAAAACCACCACGACGAGCATAGGTAGTTCCTGTTTTAATTGAAGTATTATTTCCTGGACCAACAATACCTTTGGCAAAGTAAGTAAATGTATTTGCATCAGCAACAGTATTAACTACGAATGCACCTTCAGCACGAGCATAGTTTGTAACTTTTCCAAGACCAAATATAATAACTGCATCGTTTGTAGTTAAACCATGTGGATTAGTTGAAGTAACAGTAATTAAACTTGGAGAATTTCCGTCAGATGTTATATCTGACAAGAAAATATCGAGACCTGGTTTTTCATAAATTCCAGGAACATTTCGAATGTCTGCGTAGTTTTGCCATTTAGTAGTTTGTAATCCATATTCAAAGTCAGCGTCAATTAGCGACTGTGGATTGGCAACACGCATTCGTTCAATAGCATCAGTACCGAAAGCATATGGTCTAACAATGTTACCTTGATTTTTTGGAGCATCAGTATAAACAGCTATCTTATGTGTAGATAGCATGTCTGATGTATTTTTACTTAATGTTACTGTTGTAACACCAGATTGTTCAGAATAGAACGATGTATTATCATCTGGATCGTATGCCACTGTTCCAGAACGAGTTGGATCACCAATAGCATAAATGTTTTCTTGGGTGGTTTTATTTGCAATAATTAATAGTTGCGTAGCATCGCATTTTCCAGGAAATTTTACTATTCCTTCATTAGCAATACCTGGAGTAAAAATATATTTTTCAACTAATTGACGAGCCATGTTTGATCCTTAAAATCCAAAAATAATTGAGTAAGCAATATAGTCTGCTTTCACGGACTGGTCTAGGTTTTCTAGAGAGACAATACCATCAACTCTTAATTGTCCAAGACTGTAAATAAAATCTGCAGTATTAAAATCTCCAAGATCTTCAGTTATAACAATAGTAGCATCAGTGACAGATCCTAAATCTGATTCTGCACTTGCTGCAAATACCGCAGAAGCCACTGCAGCATTGTTGTCTGCATTAATCCATTGAGTTCCATTAAACTTTAAAACTTGTTGTGCGACTGGAGCATTAATAGCAACATCTGATAAACTATCTAGCGAAGAGATATTAGTTATCCACTGAACACCAGTTCCAGTAGAAGATAAAATTTGTCCACTTGAACCTACACCACCACCAGCAGTTAATGTACCAGTAAGAATGCCAGAAGAAATAGTTTTATTAGTTAGCGTATCAGTAGTGGCACGACCGACTAATGTATCAGTTGATGTCGGTAATGTTAAAGTACCAGTATTAACAATCGTTCCAATAACTGGAGAAGTTAATGTTTTATTGGTAAGAGTATCTGTAGTGGCACGACCGACTAATGTATCAGTCGCTGCAGGTAATGTTAATGTACCAGATGATGCAGCAGCACTTTGTAAAGTTGTTGTTCCTGATGAAGAACCATTAAATAAAATAGTTTTACCAGATGCTAATGCTAAATTTTCCGATGAAGTCCATGCAGAAGTAGAAGAAACCCAGTTTAAAGTTTTATCGGTTGCACCTTTAAGAGTAATACCACCACCATTAGCAGTCACATCAGTTGGTGAAGCAACAGAACCCAATTCAATGTTTTTATCATCAACAGTAATAGTGGTAGCATTAATGGTAGTTGTTGTGCCATTAACAGTTAAATCACCAGTAACAACTAAACCATTTCTAACAGTTGTAGTACCAGTGGTAGCACCAATAGTAACAGCAGTACCAGCAGCAAATAAGGCTGGAGATGTTGGAGTAGCGAAGAACGAAGTAGAACCAACAGTAGCATCAATAGATGTTAAACCAGCGATAGTAGTGCTAGAAGCACCTAACGCTATCGCAGTGGTACCGATAGTAACAGAACTATTCGCTAAGTTGGCATTAGTAATACCAGCAGTACCAGACAAATTACTATTGGTTAAACCACTAATGGTATTTGAACTTGCTGCAATAGTTTTATTTGTAAGAGTCTGCGTTCCAGTTAGCGTCGCTACGGTAGAATCAATCGCAATAGTAACTGCACCAGATCCATTGAACGATGTTCCACTTAAACCAGTACCGATAGTGAGAGCATTTGTAGTATTTGCTGTAATAGTAATTGCAGCTGAACCATCGAATGAGACACCATTAATGTTTCTGGCAGTTGTTAGCGTTGCTGCGCTCGTTGCTGTAGCAGCATTACCAGTCAACGCACCAACAAATGATGTTGATGTAACAGATGTTAATCCAGCTAAAGTCGTTGAACTTGCACCCAACGCAATAGCAGTAGTACCTACAGTAACTGAACTATTAGCTAAATTGGCATTAGTAATACCAGCAGTGCCAGAAAGGTTGCTATTAGTTAATCCACTAATAGTATTAGATCCAGCTGCAATTGTCTTGTTTGTTAGTGTATCAGTAGTTGCTTTACCAACCAATGTATCAGTTGCAGCAGGTAGAGTTAATACGCTACCAGTTCCTGCGATAGCAGTTGGAATGATTTGAATAGTTCCAGAAGTAGATCCTGGAAGAGTCACTGAACTAATACCTGTCAAGGCTAAATTAGCAGAAGAACGATTTAATGTAACAGCAGTCGTTCCGATATACTGAGTATCGCCTTGTAATGCTAAAGTTCCAGTAGTTGTTGGAATCGTAATGGTTCCAGTATTAGTAATGGAAGAAATTACTGGAGTTGTTAGAGTTTTATTTGTTAATGTTTGAGTCCCAGTTAATGTAGCAACTGTTGAATCAATAGCAATAGTAACTGCAGAAGAACCATCGAAAGAAGATCCACTTAAACCAGTACCAATCGTAAGAGCATTTGTTGTACTGGCTTTAATAGTAATTGCTGCAGAACCATCAAACGAAACACCATTGATATTACGAGCAGTTTGTAAAGTAGTGGCAGTTGATGCGTTACCTGTTAATGCACCAACAAATGCAGTTGAGGTAACAGAAGTTAAACCAGCAAGAGTTGTACTAGAAGAACCCAAAGAAATAGCAGTGGTACCAACAGTAACAGAACTATTAGTTAGTGCTGAGTTTGGAATTGCTGATAAAGTGTTGGTGGAACCACTGATAGACTTGTTGGTAAATGTTTCAGTTCCTGCTAAAGTAGCAAGAGTACCAGTAGTAGGTAGCGTAACAGAAGTATTTGCTGTAGCAGTTAGCGTTGTAGTATATGCACCAGAGGTAGTTAAATTACCACCAAGAGTAATAGTTTTACCAGTATTTGCTACACCAGTGCCACCATATTGACCAGCAACAACAGTTCCTTGCCAAGTACCAGTACCGATAGTACCAACAGATGTTAAACTAGAAGTAACAACAGCAGAACCAAGAGTTGTTGCATTTAAAACTGAAGTTCCAGCAATATAATATGCTTTGGTAGAAGCAAGATCTAGATGTTCTGAAGAAGTCCATGCAGAAGTGGCACTGACCCAGTTAAATGTTTTGTCCGTAGTACCCTTCAGTGTAATACCACCGCCATCGGCAGTAATATTTGTAGGTGATACTACAGAACCAATTTCGATGTTTTTGTCATCAACTGTAAGAGTAGTTGAGTTAATAGTGGTAGTTGTACCATTAACAATTAAGTCGCCACTAAGTGTAAGATTTACAGCAGTGGTAGTTCCAGTTAAAGCAGGACTTGAACTAAGAACAATAGAACCTGAGCCAGTAGATGTAGTTGTGCCTGTTCCACCACTCGCTACTGGAATAGTATCGCCTGAAACGAATTCAGCTAAACCTACAACATCACTACCGCTGTAGGTGGCTTTTACTGGGATTTTATCTGCCATTTATATTATGCCGTTAATTTTAATGTCGTTACCGATGTCCCATTTGTTTTAATAAATGGTAAGTATACTGTATCAAGACTATTAGATAACAGACTCGCCTCAGTATATAATGGAATGTTTGATGCATTACCATCATATTTAGTAAACGGAAAAGACTTGTTTGTTGTAATTGTAATTGTATCAGTTGTAGCATTGGTAAGAATACCAATCATCCCAGCTGAAGCAAGCGTAAGAGTATCTGTTGAGGAGTCTGCAACTACTGTTGATTGTCCTGCCACTGCAATATTTGAAAACGAATCACTAGTAGTACCACCACCGCCACCAGTAGTTTGATCTACCCATCGGACACCAGTTCCAGTAGAAGAAAGAACTTGTCCTGATGTTCCTACACCACCACCAGCAGTTAATGTGCCTGTAAGTGTAGCAGAAGAAAGAGTTTTGTTTGTTAGTGTATCAGTAGTGGCACGACCAACTAGCGTATCTGTTGCAGCTGGTAGAGTTAAAGTAGTTGTTCCTGCAGTAGCAGTGGCTAATAATGTAGTAGTACCAGAAGTAGAACCAGTAAAGATTGCAGATGTCCCCAACGATAGGGTTGTATCTATCGTTGCCGATCCGTATATTCTTGTACCAGAGAGTAGTTTAGCCATAGTTCAATATTTATTGTATATTAAATACCATATCTTCCACGCAAAGCATTGAAAGTTGTTGTAATTTGATCTGATGTTAATGTAGTATTATAAATCAATACTTGTGAGATACCACCAATAAAGTTTCTATATCCTCCTCCACCTGGACCACCACCTCTATCTTGTGAGATAAAGAAATTCAAAGGGGGACCAACAACTGGAGAATGAGAAGTTGTATTTGTTGCTGTTGTTATCCCACTAGACTTGCAAAGATATGCAATTGCCTGTGTAGAAGAAACTGTAATAGCTACCATCGACCATGCGTTATTGGGTACAGATAATCCAGAATCCCAACCATAGGTAGCACCATTATCGTTCCAATGATAACCTATGTTGTTATTCCCGCCTGGAGCAATATTCATACCTGTAGCATAATTTGTAGCAGAACCCATACCATTTCTACTCATTAA